CGGACCAACATTTAATGTAACATTTGAAGGTGACTTAACTGGTGATGTAACGGGTGATGTAACAGGTAACTTAACTGGTAATGTAGCAGGTAACTTAACAGCAAACGCAACAACAGAGCAGTTAACGACAAAGAAGATTATCTCAAACAAAGATGGCTTAACTATTCCTGGTGTAACACAATGGGGTGGGTTTAGTCTCTTAAGTGGTGGTGGTGGAATTGCTTCAACAATAACTCCGAATACAGGTTATCCTTTCGTTGGCATACAACAGACAACAAATATTAACCAATCACAACCAGAAGCACAGGTTTTAATCAACCAGATGGATTATGATATCTCTGGTGGTTTATCAGGACACGGTGTTCAAGTTAAGTTCGCCGCACAAGACGAGACTGGGAAGTTATTAGATATTGGTGCTAACTTGGTTAAGTTAAGAGGCGAATCAGTTTCTGGCTCAGCAGGTAGTTCAACAGTAGATAGTTGGGGTGGCGAATACACACTCACAGTTATCGGCAATAGTGGTAGTGGTGGCAATACAGCAACAAATGTAATAACAACAAATACAGATTTTACTGAAACCACAAAAGAATTAAGAGTTGTAAATAAACCTGGTAACTCAGGTGACACTGATTTAAGTGGTGTCTATCTCACATATGATGGTGCTGAAACAGGAACACCATCAGCGATATTACAATTGAGAGATAAAGATGATGATGAGAATACAGAAAACATTAAGTTAGAACAAGATAGAACAACATTCGGCACAGTCATTAAACAACATACAGCGTCAAGTGACCCAAGTGGTGAGAACGGTGATATGTATTACAATACAACAACAAACAAGTTTAGAGGCTATGCGAATGGCTCTTGGGTTGACTTACACTAATGGACACTAAAACTAAAAAGAAAACAAAAGCGATGATTGAGCCATCTACTGAACAAGATGTTAAACAAAACACGATTGATATTATGATTATGAAAAATGATTTGACTGAAATTAAAACGAACCAAAAACATTTAGATGGACAAATTGAAAAATTAGATAAAAAAGTAGAAAAGATTGACGGTCGTCTATGGGCTATTATGCTCTTGGTGGTTGGTTCAGCAGTAGCAAATTACTTTATGTAAATTTACCTCATACCAGAGGGAATAAAAGGGAGAAAGATATGAAAGAAGACAAAGAGGTTAAGAAGAAAGCAGGAAGACCAAAAGCAAAGTTAGATGTAGAAATGATTGAGAAGTTAGCAACGATACACTGTACACCGAGAGAGATGGGTTACATTATGGGTGTTGACCACAGAACAATCATTAAGCATCACGGAGACTTAATTGAAAAGGGAAAATCTTTAGGCAAAATGAAATTGAGAAAAAAGCAAATGGAAGTAGCATTACAAGGCAACGCAACGATGCTTATCTGGTGCGGGAAAAATTTTCTTGGACAGACTGATAGTCCTATTAGTGATGACGATGCTAAAGTATTACCTTGGAATGATGAGATTTAAGGAGTAGAATATGCCAAAGGGTAAAGGAACATACGGTAAGAAACGCGGTAGACCAGCAAAGAAGAAGTCTACTAAAAAATAAGGAATAGATTATGGCAAAGTTTAAAGGTTCACAATGTTTAACAGGTGATTGTGGTGGTCATAGAGCAGGATTTAAGTATGCGAATAACGGTGGTGGTTTACCTTCAAAATTCTCGCCCTCATTCAATAATGGTATGAAGATTGCTCAAGGTACATTTGAGACACCAGCGGCAAAAGCGAAAAGATTAGCCGCTAATAAAAAGAGAAGACTAAAGAAACAACAGAATTTATTAAAGACAGCAACAACAGGTACATCTCCTGTAACGACAGGATTGATTGGTGGTGTAGCAATATCTTTAACAACTAAACAAGTAACAAAAGAGGACACAGACCTTTAATGGCATTAACTGACCCACAGAAAACAGTTGCGAGAAGCACAGCAAGGTTTAGAACCTTGGCTGCCGGTAGAAGGTATGGAAAAACGTTTTTGCTTCGTAATCAACTTGCCCGATTTGCCGCTCAACCAGGTAAAACTGTACTGTACGTAGCCCCAACTTATCGTATGGCGAGAGACATTCAATGGGGTCCATTAAAGAGTAAATTGATTGAATTAAATTGGGTTAAGAGTATTAACGAGAGTAGATTAGAAATCTTATTAGTCAATGGCTCAAAGATTATGTTAAAAGGAGCCGACAATCCCGACTCGATGAGGGGTGGGTCTTATTCATTCATTTGCATAGATGAGGTAGCAGACATAAAGCCAGAAGCGTGGACAGATGTATTACGCCCAACACTATCAGCAGAAGAACCACCAGGACACGCTATGTTCGTAGGTACACCAAAGGGTGTTGGTAATTGGTTTAAAGACTTGTATGATATGGCATTAACACACGATGACTGGGAGAGTTTTTCTTACACGACATTAGAGGGACAAAACGTGGACGCTGAAGAAGTAGAAGCCGCAAGAGATATGCTTGATAGTCGTACCTTCAAAAGCGAATATGAAGCCAGTTTTTTAACAGCGACAAATCAAATCTATTATTCATTCCACGATGATAATGTAAAGAAGTGGGAAGGTGATGCGAATGACTTAAAAAGATTGTTCTTATTTACAGACTTTAACGTATCTCCTCTCGCAACTCTCATAGCAGTGCCAACAGCAACAGGCTTACATATCATAGACGAACTATGCTTGTACTCAAGTAACACTGATGAGATGGTAGAAGAAGTAAGAAACAGATATCCGCATCAACATATTACAGCGTGGCCAGATCCCGCAGGTGTTCAGAGACGTACATCAGCAGGTGGACGAACAGACATATCAATATTACAGAACGCAGGCTTTCTAGTCAAGTACAGAAAGAAACACCCTGCTGTTAAAGACCGTACAAACGCAGTCAATTCACTATTGCTAAATAGTAATGATGAACGAAGGTTGTTTATTGACCCTAAATGTAGAGAGTTGATTAAGTGTTTAACAAGGTTTTCGTACAAAGAAAATACAATGATACCAGATACTGGTGGAAAAGTTGATTACTCACACTTCCCAGACGCTTTGGGATATGGTGTTGAATTTATGTTCCCAGTAACTAAACAAATACAAACTCAACCAAGACAATCTTATGGAGTTTATTAAAGGAGATAACGATGATAACAGAAAGTACAGTAACTAAAGTTCATAAGATTTATGAAACTCATCTTCCTAGATGGAGATATTATTACGCATCTTTCAACGGTGGCTTTGACTATCGTAAAAGTTCTTTAGAGATGCTTCGTAGATACTTAAATGAAGACACTCAACCAGGCGCACAGTATGAAAATAGACTGATGTACACAGCATTAGAAAACAGTTGTAAATTAGTAGTAGATACATACAGAGCATTCTTATTCAGAGCATTACCGTCAAGGACATTAGGCAATCTAATTAACTTGCCGTATGTAAATTCGTTCATAACGAATATCGACTATGATGGGAATTCGATAGATGATTTTATGAAATCCGCAAACTCATTAGCAATGATTTACGGGCATATTTGGGTATTGGTTGATAAGCCATCAGTCGGCGATGGTAGGTCCCTTACATTAGAACAAGAAGTCGAATTAGATGTTCGTCCATATGCCCAACTTATTTCACCAGAGAATGTAATGGATTGGCAGTACACTCGTGTACTAGGTAGACAAATACTTACATATCTTAAACAAAAAGAGAGTGAAGACGAAGAAACTTTAGTTGTAAAAATATGGACACCAGAAACAATCACAAGATACTCATTAAACAAAGATACAGGTAATGTTACTTTGATTGAGGAGATGGCAAATGAGATTAACAGAATTCCAATTGTAATGTTAAAAGCAAACCCATCACATACTCGTGGTTTAGGTATCTCTGATTTGGCTGACGTAGCAAAGATACAACAAGCAATCTTTAACTTAATGAGTGAAGCAGAACAGGCTATCCGCATAAGTTCGCACCCATCATTAGTAAAAACTAGTGATACAGATGCGAGTGGTGGTGCCGGTGCTATCATCAACATAGATGATAATTTGCCAGGTGACTTGAAGCCATACTTATTACAGCCATCATCTGCTAACATAGATTCCATCATTAAACTATTAAAAGAACACCAGGCGATGATTATGACGATTACGCATCTCGCCGCTATCAATACAGTATCTACTGTTGCGAAGAGTGGTGTTGCTTTACAAACAGAATTTACTATGCTCAATACTCGCCTAGGCGATAAAGCAGATAGTTTAGAAAGATTAGAAAATCAGATTTGGGATTTATTCCAAGTATGGTCTGACTATGAAGCAGACGACACTTTTCTAATTGAGTACAAAAAGAAATTTGACCTTCGGGACGAAGTTACTGACTTAACTAATCTTAACGCAGTAAGGGAAATGAATATCCAGTCAAAGACTTTGAACAATGAAATTGAAAAACAAATTGCCAAAATCATTATTCATAACGGAGATGTATTAGAAGATATCGTAGAAGAAATTGATTCCAATACAGTCATAAATACATCTGAATAACAACAACACTCCAAAGGAGGATACTATGACTAACATAGACCAACAAGTAGGCACCAGCGAGCAAATAGAAGAAACTGAAACTTCTGCTGAACAAATTCAGGCAACAGAGCGTTCATTTACACAAGATGAAGTTGACGCAATCGTTAAGGCACGCTTAAACAAGCAGTCTAAAAAATACGAAGATGTTAACCTAACAGAGTACAGAACACTCAAAGAAGAAAAAGAAAACATTAAATTAGAAGAACAGAAGGCAAGAGGTGAATTTGAGTCCATCTTACAAGAACAGAAAAACAAGTTCGAACAGAGGTTCAATTCATTATCGCAACAACTCCACAAGGAGAAAGTCGATGGCGCTATTCTTAAGGCCGCAGGGGCACGCAACGCAGTAAATCCAGAGCAAGTTGCTCAACTTTTACAAAGTCGTGTACGTCTGTCTGACGACGGTGAAGTCCAAGTTCTCAACGATAGAAACGAAGTGATGTATGATACTGATAACGCAACACCGGTTTCAATTGATAATTTAGTGAATAATTTTCTGGACTCTTCACCACATTTCTTAAGAGCGGGTCCGAGTGGTTCGGGTTCAACTGGAAATGTAGGGGAATCAGTAGACACTGAAACAGATATTTCTTCATTAGACTTATCTGACCCGACTCAAAGAGCGATTTACGCCAAATTAAAGCGTAGTCGTTAAATTTTAAAATAACACTTTTATCTTAAGGAGATAATAATGGCAACAGTAACAAATACAAATGTAACTAACCCAGGTGATATCGCAGGCTTGCTCGTCAGTGCTAGACAAGATGCAATATTTGCTGGTTATGAAAGTTCAATCTACCTACCAGGCGTTTTAGCAAACATCTATGATGTACCTGCAGGTTCAGTAACAGCACAAATCCCAAAGTTTACAGCAGTAGCAACATCTTCTGTTGAAACAGAAGCACACAACGCCACTTCGGCAGCGATTGCAGAGTTAGACATCATCAACGTAGCAAACGCTGGCGTAGATGTAACAGCACAGTCGTACGCGGCAAGAGCAATGTTAAAAGACCTTGGTGGCGCTAACGCTTCAGGCGTTGGAACAGTTCTAGGTCGTGCTGTATCAGAGAAATTCGATACAGACTTTTCTGCTCTTTTCACAGGCGCTTCAAATTCAGTTGGCGCGGCTGGAGACGGTTTAACAGTGGCTCTAGTAGCACAAGCAGTTCAAAAAGTTCGTGCGAACAAATTCGCTGGACAACTATGGATGGTTTTACACCCAAGTCAAGTAGAAGACATTCTATTAGAACTTGCTGGTACAGCGGCTATTCCTGGTTCTGGTGGTGACGCTATGAACGAAGCGATGCGTGAAGGTCTAGTAGGACAAATGTTCGGTGCAAATATCGTACAATCAACATCTTTAGTTAAAGATGGTTCTGATGACTTTACAGGATGCGTATGGGCTGAGAACGCTTTTGGTATCGCAATG